GGTTTCATTCAATCCGGAATTAGAAACCGATGAAACTTACCAAAGATTCGTTATCCACACGCCCGAAAACGCCATTGTGCAAAAGATCAATTGGTCTGATAACCCGTGGTTTCCGGATGTGTTGCGGCTAGAAAAAGACACGCTAAAAGCGCGGGATATGGAGGCGTATAACACGGTGTGGGAGGGGGTTTGCCGCCAAACCGTTGATGGCGCGGTGTTTGCCAAGGAAATCCAATTGGCCGATTTACAAGAAAGAATCGGCAAGGTGCCATACGATGCAACCAAACCCGTTCACGTTGTCTTTGATTTGGGTTGGGCGGATGCCACGGCATTGTGGTTTGTGCAATTCATTGGCATGGAAACGCGCCTAATCCGCTATTTTGAAACATCACAGGAAACCATATCGGCTATTTTGGCCAAGATGCAAACCTTTGGCTATGTGTTTGACACGCTATGGTTGCCACATGATGCGGAAAATAAGACATTGGCGGCGGCGGGGCGATCAATTGAGGAAATTGTGCGGGCGGCGGGCTATAAAACGCGGATTATCCCTAGGACACCAATAGCGGATTCAATTAACGCCGCACGCACGATCTTTAGCAATTGTTGGTTTGATAGAATAAATTGCGCCGATGGGCTACAATGCCTAAGACACTATCGGTTTGAGGTTGATCCGGATACGAAACAGTTTAGCCGCACGCCCTTGCATGATCAGTATTCCCACGGCGCGGATGCGTTTCGGATGTTGGGATTGATGATTCAGGAGCCAAAAAAATTGGTGGTGAAAAAACCCGTTTATGAACCCGCAAATTGGATGGGATAGATATGGCCGATAACCAAACAGAATTCGATCCACGGATTGATGAGGCGAAAAAGTTCTTAAAGTTAGCCAATGACGCGGATACGAATAACCGATCCGAGGCGCTAGAGGATTTGAAATTTGCCGCCGGTGATCAATGGCCGGTTGAAATTCAGAATAGCCGATCACTTGAGGCACGGCCATGCCTAACGATCAATAAGATCGATGCGTATGTAAGGCAAGTCACTAACCAACAAAGACAACAACGCCCGCGGATTAAAGTCCACGGCATGAATAACCAATCCGATGAAAAGATTGCCCAAATACTAACTGGCATATGCCGCCATATTGAGGTGCAATCGGATGCGGATCACGCCTATGACAACGCGTTTAATTACGCGGTGCGGATGGGCTTTGGCTATTGGCGGCTAAAAACGGATTATGTGCGGGAAAATTCCTTTGATCAGGAAATATACATTGAGCCGATACACAACCCATTCACCGTGTATTTTGATCCAAATAGCATCTTGCCGGATGGATCGGATGCGGAAAAGTGCCTAATAACGCAAGTGGTTAGCAAAGAAATATTCCGAAAGATGTATCCCGGCGCGGATGATGGCGCGGGCTTTACACAACGCGGCACCGGCGATAGCAATGCGGAATGGGTGATGCGGGAGGATATCCGGATTGCGGAATATTGGTATACGGAAAGAAAGGCGGATAAGCTATGCCTATTAAGCAATGGCGAAAAGGTTTTCCGATCCGATTTGCCCGATCAGGCGGAAATGTTGGCCCGTGGCTTAGTGGTGGTTGATGAAAGGCCATCATTCAAAAAAGAGGTGAAACAGATCATTTGCACGGGCATGGAGGTGCTAGAGGAGGGCAAATGGGCAAGCAAATACATCCCAATTGTGCCGGTGTATGGTGAGGAATTCATTGTTGAAAACAAGCGCAAGAAATATGGCTTGGTGCGGATGGCCAAAGACCCACAAAGGATGTATAACTTTTGGAAAACCGCGCTAACCGAATCCGTTGCCCTAGCGCCAAAGGCCAAGTGGTTAATTGCAGAAGGCCAAGACGAGGGCCACGAGAATGAATGGGCACAGGCAAACATTAAATCGATGCCGGTGTTGCGATACAAGCAAAAGGATATCGAGGGCGTGCCCGCGCCGGTGCCAACACGGATTCAACCGGAGGCACCGCCCGCGGGAATTATGGCCGCCGCGGATGGAATTAATAGCGATATGCAAGCGGTTTTGGGCATCTTTGATCCAAACCAAATGCCAACCGGAAACATTAGCGGCAAGGCCCTAAATGGCCAACAACAACAAATTGATCTATCTAATTACCACTATTACGATAATCTAACGCGATCCATTAAGCACACGGCCCGAATTATTCTTGATCTAATCCCCAAAATCTACGATAACGCGCGTGTGATGCGGATTATTGGCGATGATGGAAAGCCGGATTTGGTTGAAATCAATAAGCGTGGCCAAGACGAACAAGGCGTTGAAAAGATATTAAACGATGTCACCGTTGGCGAATACGATGTGGTGATGGATACCGGCCCCGGCTACAACAGTAAACGGATTGAGGCGGTTGAATCGATGATGCCTTTGTTAAGTGCCGATCCCAATCTAATGAATGTTGCGGGTGATTTGATCTTTAGAAACATGGATTTCCCCGGTGCGGATGTGATTGCGGATCGATTGGCCGCAAGCAACCCATTAGCACAAATTGATGATAAATCACCCGTGCCGCCACAAGTGCAAATGCAATTGGCCCAATCCAAACAAACCATTCAACAATTGCAACAACAATTACAAGCAATGCAATTGATGATTAAGAATCGTGCGGATGTGGAACAGATGAAACAAGATGCGGAAACCAAGCGCACATTGATCAAAGAAACCAACCGCGCCCATGATATCGAATTGCGTGATCAGGAAAGACACATGGATATGGTCTTAAAGACACACACGCAAGCACAAGATACGGTGGCCAAGACACAAACGCAATTAGAGGTGGAACAAATCAAAGCCCAATTGGCCATTTATTTGGCGCATTTGGATCGGATAAGTGAACGTGATGCAAAGGCGGAAGCCATAGAAAGGGCCATCTAATGCCAACAGTAACAAGCAAAAACCGTGATGAATTCAATACCAAAGAAATGGCAAGAAAAGCAACGAAAAAGCCGGAAGCAGGAATGCTTGCGGATATGGCTTGAAGTATGAGTTCACAAAAATTCCCATCTAGAGAAGCAATGATGGCACATAGAAATGCCGCTAAAGCCTACAAAGATGAAAAAGAACATAAGTATGCGGAAATGCACGAACAAGCCGCATTAAGCCATTTACAAGGGTTGGCAAAGAATAATTGACAAAGTAATCAATTCGTGTAACATTTACACAAACCTTACCCGTGGGGTTGCACGGGGTTAATTCTTAGGGAAACCTATGTCGGAAAAAGAAGCGGGCCAAGTGCTCACAAGCGAGAATGCGGCGGAATTTTATGCAAATCGTTTAGGTTTAGCCGATCAAACGGATGATGTGGCGGTGGATGCCGAGCCATCAACGGAGGTGGTTGAGAATGAACCCGAGGTGCAAGAGGAAGCCAAACCCGTAGAGGAAAAGCGGGCGAACCCAAAGTTAGAAAAAAGATTTTCCGAATTGACGAAACAACGCGAGGCGGCGAAAGCGGAAGCGGAAGCGGAACGCCAACAAAGGCAAGCGTTGGAGGATAGGTTAAGGGCACTTGAGCAAGTGGCGGCACCACAAAGGCCGAGCGTTGATCAGGAACCGCAACCGGGGCAATTTCAGGATGCGTTTGAATATGCAAAGGCTTTGGCCCAATATTCAACCGAAAAGGCGTTGGCGGAAAGGGATCAACAAGAGGCGAATCGCAAGGCTAATGAGGAAAGACAAAAGGTTATCCAATCTTGGTCATCCAAATTAGATCAAGTGAAAGCCGAATTGCCCGATTACGATGAAATGGTTTCAACGGCTAATGTTGTTGTTTCCGATGAAATCCGTGATTCCATATTGGAATCGGATGTAGGCCCAAGAATCCTATATCACTTGGCGGAGGATTTGGAATACGCGCAAAAGTTGGCGGCCATGCCCACGCGGAAAGCCTTGCTTGAATTGGGAAAATTGGAAAAGCTATACGAAAAGGCGGAACCGGCTAAGGAGACTGCGGTCAAGACAAGTAAAGCACCCGCACCGGTGCGTGCCTTAAAGCCAAGCGGAGGTGTTGCGGATATTCCCATTAATTCAAGTGGTGAATTTCACGGCACATATCAGGCGTGGAAAGAGGCGCGGCGGGCGGGAAAAATCAGGTAATTTTTTTAAGGAAAGATCATGTCAAACAATTTATTGACGATATCAAAAATCACGAACGAGGCTCTTATGGTGCTCGAAAACGAATTGACGTTTACGAGCGAGGTGGATCGCAATT